ACTTGTTATCCTTCGCTTTCTTCTATAGCTAAGTTTGCCTGTATTAGTAAAAGAACAGCCCAATGCGTTGTTAACCAGTTAGTCGCTTTAGGTTATTTAGAAAGATTTTACCAACGAGGTAATAACGGAGAGCAAAAATCTAATCTTTATAAAGTTACCGTTTGGCACTTAGTAAACGTTCCAGAACCCAGTATCCATAGGGGTGGCAAATCCTGCACCCCCGCACCAAATGCTATGCCCCCTACGCAAACCCTGCATACCCCCATAGCAAATGCTGCACCCAAACAAGATTCAATAAAACTAGATACAAATAAACTAGATAAAAAAAATAAAAAAGAATACTCTGAAGCTTTTAACTCTTTTTGGTTTAAATATACAAAAATGAGTTTTGATAAATCTGTAAGTCAATCTAAAAAACCCGCTTTCGAAGCTTGGAAAAAACTTAAGCCGGAAGTAAAAGATAAATTAGAAGATTATTTAGAAGCAGATTTAAAACAAAGAATAAAAAAAGCTAGAAAGGGAGATTGGGTTCCAATGTTTCCTGATTGTTTTAGATGGATTAAAAATGGCCAATATGAACAGTTTTTAGAGTTGGCAACTTCTAAAAAAGACGTTATTGTAAACAAACAGCCGACTAAAGATAAGTCGAGCGAATTACCTTTTTAACCCCGAACTATGTTTTACCGAAGAACTTCAGTAGATAGAGACTCTACATTTTACGCTCCAAAAGTAGAATGTTTTGCTTGTAACGATAGCGGTATAGTATCTAACGCTGATGCTGCTATTAATAGAATTATTCCTGATTATGATAGAAGCCCCGAAGGTAAAATTAGGGGCGGCCAAGATCTAGCTATTATCTGTCATTGTAAAGCCGCACATAGTAACGATGAACGAAGCGGTTTTAGAGATGCTAACGGTAATATAAGAACCGTTCAAAACCAATATGGCGATATGCAAGCTTTAGGTTTTGAGTTAGAAAAAGATAAAATACGCCAAATTCATATAGATAGAAAAAAACAATGGGAAATAACTGCTAAAGAAATAAACGATATACGTTTAAGGCAATTTAAAGGCGAAAAGATAGAAACGCCCTATTATATAAAAGTCGTAAAAGAAGAATTAGGTAAAATAGATAAAATGTTTTCTTTTCCTAAATGACTAAAATTAATGATCTAAAAGGCGACCATAAAAATGCTCGTAAAAGAACCGACCGGTCTGCTTCATTAATACAAAAGTCCTTAGAAAAATTTGGAGCGGCTCGTTCTATTGTTATAGATGAAGATAATAGGATACTAGCCGGAAACGGAACTATAGAAGGGGCTAAAAAAGCCGGTTTAGAAAACGTCAGAGTAATCGAAACCGATGGACGTGAAATTATAGCTGTAAAAAGAACCGGTTTATCCGAAGATGAAAAAGTTGGTTTAGCTTTAGCCGATAACCGTTCTAGTGATTTATCCGAATGGGATAATGAAATGTTAGAAATGTTGGCCGAAGAACACGATATTTCAGATTGGTTCGATAATAAAGACTTAAACGATTTAGGCGAAAAACCTAAAAGAGAAGCTAGTGGAATATTAAAAGATAGATTTGGCGTTCCCCCTTTTAGCGTTTTAAATGCTAGGGAAGGGTGGTGGCAAAATCGAAAAAAATTATGGTTAGACTTAGGAATAAAATCTGAAGTAGGTAGGGAAGAAGAACTTACTTATAATATTAGTAAAGGCGACGTTGGAAAAAGAATAATGTCCGCCGGAGGTTCTACTTCTGTTTTCGACCCTGTAATAACTGAGTTAATTTATCGTTGGTTTAGTAATACTAATTCCGTTATATTAGACCCCTTTGCGGGGGGTAGTGTTAGGGGTATAGTCGCCGCTATTTTAGGAAGAAAATATATTGGGGTAGACCTTAGAAAAGAACAAGTCGAAGCTAATAAAGTACAAGCTGTAGACCTTTTGGATTATAAAGAAGATTATTTTTCTAATACTTATAAAAACTATGACGACTTAACTCCTATAGAAAAAGTAGGCGATTATTTAGTAAAAAGAGATGATTTATTTGCGGTTAACGGAGTTAACGGGGGAAAAGTTAGAACTTGTTATTATTTAGCCCAAAACGCTAAAGGTTTAGTAACTGCCGGAAGCAGGGAAAGTCCACAAGTAAATATAGTCGCACATATAGCTAAAGAACTTGGCATACCTTGTAGAGTACATACGCCCGAAGGAAAATTAAGTCCGGAAGTAGAAGCCGCTAAAAATATAGGAGCGAAAGTAATACAACATAAAGCCGGATATAACAGCGTAATAATTAAAAGAGCTAAAGATGACGCACTAGAACTAGGTTTTAAAGAAATACCTTTTGGAATGGAATGTTGTGAAGCTGTAGAAGCTACAAAAAATCAAGTTAAAAATATACCTCCGAATACTAAACGTATAGTTATTCCCGTTGGTTCCGGTATGTCTTTATCGGGTTTATTACATGGGCTAATAGAAAATAATTTAGATATTCCGGTTTTAGGGGTTAGAGTAGGAGCCGACCCTACCGATAGATTAAATAAATATGCCCCTAAAAATTGGCCTACTATGGTTACTTTAGTTTCTAGCGATTTAGATTATCATCAACACGAAAATAATAATAATTTTTATGGTTTAACTTTAGACCCCGTATATGAAGCAAAGTGTATTAAGTTTATAGAAAAAGGCGATCTTTTATGGGTTGTAGGTATAAGGCAAACCTCGTTACCGGTAAAAACAAACCAACCAAAATGGATTACCGGTAATAGCCAAAATATAGATAATTTAGTATCAGAAAAGGCTGACTTAATATTCTCATGTCCGCCATACGTTGATTTAGAGGTTTATAGCAAAGACCCAAACGATCTTTCTAATATGTCTTTCGAAGCGTTTAAAGAAAATTATGCCGAAATTATTAAAAAAAGTTGCGACCTTTTAAATGAAAATAGTTTTGCTTGTTTCGTAGTAGGAGAAGTTAGAAAAAAAGACGGTACTTATTACAACTTTGTAAGTGAAACTATAGAAGCTTTTACTAAAGCCGGTTTAAGTTATTACAACGAAGCAATACTTATAACTATGGTTGGAAGCCTTCCTTTACGCTGCGGTAACGGTTTTACTAAATCTAGAAAGCTAGGAAAAACTCATCAAAACGTTTTAATTTTTGTTAAAGGCGACCCCTCCCTAGCTACCCAAAAATGTGGACTTTGTGAGTTTGCCGACCCTTCTGCATTTATAGAAGAAAACGAAATAATTTAAACTTTTAGAATTAATAAGCTAACCTAATAATAAATCCTATTAAATTTTGGCAGCCGATAAAACCACGCAAGCAGAAGTAGAAATGCGAGTAGCAAGATTGGGAAGGATTATTGCTAACGGAGGAAAGCGTTCGGATTGTATACGATATGCGGCGGAAAACTGGGGGGTATCAGAGCGAACCGTAGATAGATATTTAATGAAAGTTAGAGAACAATTTAAGGGAGATTGGAATATAGAAAGACCAGAACTTATGGCGGTTATACTTACGCAATATTCATCTATACACATGGAAGCTAGAAGAACGGGGCAACTACATATAGCTTTAGGAGCTACTAATGCTATGGCTCGTTTAGCCGCTTTAATATCATGACTATTTGCCAAAGAGTAAAAGGTAATATTTTATACGGCGAAGGGCAATATAAATTACCGGAAGTAACGGAGGTACAAAATAAAATTACAAAAGATTTACTACCGCACCAACAAAAGTTTTGTGAAGATATAAGCCACAGAAAACTTGCTTTAGTTTGTGGTTTTGGAGCCGGTAAGACTTACGCCTTAGTTAGTAAAAGTATAATTTTAGCTTCTATGAATGTTGGTTGTATTAGTGCAATCTTCGAACCGACGGCTCCTATGTTAAGAGATATTCTTATGCGTACTATGAATGAACTTTTAGAACTTTGGGAAATACCTTTTACTTTTAGGGCAAGTCCTCTTCCGGAGTATCAACTTCAGTTTAAAGAAGGCGTTCATACTATTTTGTTAAGAACGATATTAACTTACCAACGTTTGCGAGGGCAAAACTTATGTGCTGTTGGTTTTGATGAAGCCGATACGGTAAACAAGCGTGACGCCGAGCAAGCTATGAACATGGCACTTGCTAGACTAAGATCGGGCGATGTTCAGCAGTTTTACGCTACTACTACTCCCGAAGGTCATTCTTGGGCGTTCGATACTTTCGAAAAAAACGCTAAAGAAGATACTCGGTTAATAAAAGCAAAAACTTCTGATAATCCTTTTCTTCCCGAAGGCTTTATAGATTCGCTCCTAGAAAACTATCCCCCGCAACTTATCCAAGCATATTTAAACGGTAACTTCTGCAATTTAACAACCGGACAAGTTTACGATAAGTTTGATCGAAATATACACGTTTTAGCTAACGAGCCTTTTGTAGATGACAACGAGCCTTTACGAATAGGAATCGACTTTAATATTGGAAATATGAACGCTGTTATCGGCGTAGCGGTTGGGAATAAATTTATGGTTATAGATGAAATCGCTAAAAGTCACGACACGGATTCAATCGCTAAAGAAATTAGAGGGCGTTTCCCTTTTAACAAAATCTATATATATCCAGACGCTTCGGGTGGAAACCGAAGTACAAATGCTTCTAAGACCGATATCCAAATTTTAGAAAGTTACGGTTTTATAAATCAAAGTGCTTTATCTAACCCGCCCGTTAGGGATAGGGTCAATAGCGTTCAAGGAATGTTTTTAAATGCTAAAGGCGAAAATAGATTAATGATTTCCAAAAAAGCAGTAAAACTTATTGAATGTTTAGAATTGCAAAGTTATAACGAAAGAGGAGAACCCGATAAAGATGCCGGTTATGATCACATGAACGACGCTCTAGGATATATAACTTGGCGGTTGTTCAATCCCTTACACATGGGTGCGGGTCGTAGGACCGGAATTAGGCTTTATTAAGATTATTGTCTAAAATAAAAACAAACTAAGAGGTTAAAGTGTACTCAGGTTACAACCACTACAATAGGCAGACTAATAGGCAAGGAAATGATATAGACGACCCTAATAATACTTGGTTTGCTCAAGAACCTCATTGGACATTAATAGAAGATTTACTAGGCGGTACATATCAAATGCGTAGTAAGCATAGAAAGTATTTGATGCAAGAACCTAGAGAGCTAGACGAAAGTTACGATAATAGACTCGCCCGTAGTGTTTGCCC